TCATTAGTCGTCATCACCCCAGTTTGCAATGATGTCTTCGATGTCATCCTCATCATCGTCGTCATCTTTTTTCTTTTTACGTTTGACGGGTTCCTTAACTTCTTCTTCCTCGTCATCATCAAAAGGGTCTGCTTCGGGTTTTTCTTCTACTTCTTCATCAGCCGACTCAAAAGGATTTGATGAATCCCCATCTGATGTAAAGCCATCCTCTTCATCAAAAGGTGAAGGAGCCTTGTAAGGTACATACTCTAGCACCTGTACACCCCGCAACCTAAGAGATACACCTGTTGCCCCAGAAGCCTCTATCTTATAAGGTATAAAATCTACCGCTATGTTTATTACACTACCTGTAGTAAGCATAAAGTCTGAACCTAAAGGTTTGTTCTTTGAATCAAACTGCACAGGAGGAGAGGTTGGAACGCCATCATAAGATGCTTTACGAGTTGCTTTCCCTACGAAAGTACCACCATCATGCTTCTTAAAATTAATTTCTAATTTCTTAGGCCAGCTTTTATCCCGTCCCGCTGCGTTGGTATACGCGTCTTGCATTAATCCGTGCAGTTCTTTTGCTTGTGCTTTAGTCAGTACAAAATCTAAATCGTAACTAGCACCTTGTACAGTTGCATCACATGGAACGCTTTTACCGTTTGGCCCTGCTTTACGATCAAACTTATACGGTTGATCTAAGCGTGGGTAACGGGCTGTTACGTTCTTTATAATGTGAGATTGATTAGACATAAAAATTTCCTCTGTATCTTTCATTTGTTGTATATTCGCAAGCTCTTCCTCTGCTAAAGGTCGAACTGGTTTAAAAAACATTTTGTAAAAATCTCGGTGCTGTACAAAATATATTTCGGTTAGCACATTCCCAATATGTTCTTGGTTGCGCTCAAGATGCGTTACGTATTTATATAAACTCATCCTGTTATCTTCTTTTGAAAACAAACTCAATGCACCTAGTCTGATTTCGTAGAGATATTCTTCAGAAAGAAAAGCTACTTTAATCTTAGTAAAGAATTTACAAGCGGCCCTCCCTCCAGCACCTGCGTTCTTTATACTCTTACTACAGTCTAAACAACGTTGTGCTTGCTTGTTACTCTTCCAAACGGCTTCGTCTGGAAAGTCACAGTCAAAGGACCAACACGTTAAATCACCATCTGGTCCATAATAGTTTCTTGATAAAACACCCTTATCTACAATTACTACTTCTATAGAATTTAAAGGTTCATAAGTATGCGGATGCACAAAACATCCCTGTTGTGTTTTTATCCTTTTCACTTCTTAGGTGGCTTTCGCACAGAAACAATAAACTTTCTATTAGTCTGAAGACCGGGCGGTGCAACGTCAGGGTTGGATTCTAAAAACTCTTTCATGTTAGAGTTATGCACACGTTTCTCTAGTAGATGTAAAGCGTCATTGTCCTTCAGAAAAACGTGCATTGATTCCCAATCGCTAGTCCAGAAACTGGTATGCACTCGGCGTGTTACAGTTCCATACGGTGTTCTTATACTGTCTATGTTTTCTTTTTCAAGAAACGTTTGTAGTTTCTGCTCAACCTTTTCCTGTTGAGCTTTAATACCTTTTATCTCTTCTTCTTTTTCCCTTATAGCTTCCCGCATCTTTATGTAGATGTCGGCAAGTTGATCTGGTGTTTGCTTTTTCATCGCTCCTCCTATTAAGTCGGGACGATAAGTTTAGCAAGTACTTTTACATTGTCAAGTATTGATTTCCTGTCTGTACAAATCAATTATCTTGTGGTGATGTTTTATGTTGGACTGCAACATTTTGTACAAACGTGTCTCCACTTCACTACCACGTATATGTACAACCGTCATCGGACTATGTTGCCCCGGTCTATCTACTCTAGCATTTGCTTGTAGATATGTTTCCACACTTGTTACTGGGGCATACCAAACGACTGTATTAGCAGCGGTTAAAGTGAGTCCGTGAGACGCAGCTTGCGGTTGTATGATAAGCACTTCTACGTTGTCAGTTTCTTGGAAGTCTTTAATAATTTCACTTCGTTTGTTTACTGACACCTTTCCAGATATTATCTTGCAACTTATTTTGTTCTTAAGTAGAAACTCATTAAGGAGTTCTATAGTATGAGTAAAAGGTACAAACACCAGCACTTTGTTGGAAGACTCATCTATCGCTTCCTTAACTACTTTAAGTCTGTTGCTCACATCAAACTCAATGACTTCTTTATCATCCGAATAGACCGCACCTCCTGATATTTGGAGCAGCTTGTTGAGATTTGTAGCTGCATTGACAGAGGTGACTTGTTCCCCATCCGCTTCCATCATCATGCGCTCTTTAAGTAACTTATAATAAGAGGCTTGTTGCTTAGTCAAAGGTGCTTCACGTTCTATATACGTAAGCGGAGGTAAGTCTAAGCATTGGTCTTTTTCAAACCTTATGGCAGGTTGTAGTACTTCGTGTACAATTTTGTCTGCTGTCCTTTTGGGCTTCCATATAAACTGGGAAGCCTTGTACATTACTTGATCTCTAAACTGCCCGAAATATTTAGGTGCTTTCTTTGGGTTTACTAGCTTTGCTAAACCAAACGCGTCTACAGGTGATTGTGCTGCTGGAGTACCTGTAAGCATCCAAAGCCACGGGACATCCGCAACTATATCTCGTAAGGTTTTCCATCGGTTGGTCTGTGCGTTCTTGTAAGCGTTAGCCTCATCGACCACCACCATATCAAAACCACCCTTCATTATTTCATCTTTGATTACAGCTACACCGTCAAAGTTAATAATGACAAACTCAGCACCTGCTTCCAGTATCTTCTTTCTTCTTGCAGAAGTTCCATGAGCAACAGAACAAGTACGGTGCATGGCAAACTTAAACAAGTCTTCTTGCCATGCAGATTTCATAATAGACAAAGGACATATAACTAATACACGGTTCACTTGCCCTGCGTTTATTAGATAGTCTGCTGCCCATATTACAGAAGCTGTTTTACCTGTACCTTGCTCATTAAAACAAAACGCTTTTTTGTTTAGCGTTAGAAAAGAAGATGTCTCTTTCTGATGGGCAAAGGGTTTGTACCTACCATTAAACTCATAATCCCTAAACATAGGAGAGTTAATTTGTTTCACTTTAAGGTCAGCAAGTACTTGGGCCTCTTCTAAACCCCAAGGAATTACAATCTTGTAAACCCCTTTGTCCTCTGCAAGTATTTTATAGTTCTTGACTTTCTCAGTAATGAGATGAGGCCGTCTGGTTTTAAGAACAACTGCTCTATCGTTGACTATTTTCACTTTTTCTTACGCTCACGTTTACTAGTTTCAGACACTAATTTTCCTTTAGAGTTCCTTTTAAATGAACGATTCTTTGCGGCTGACTCTACTTTAGTATTACCTGAGTTCTTACCGCCTTTTGATATAGCTTTCTTGTGTGCTACATCCTTACCGTCGCCTTTCGTTACCTTTCCTTTGCGTGCAGCTTTGCGTCTGGCTGCGTTACGTTTAGCACGATTCTTTTTCTGCTCTTCCGTGCCTTGGTAGTTTTCATATTCTCTTTTGTAATTACGTTTTTTCATTTGTCTTCCTCTTAGAGTAGGCACTCCTATGCCTTTCTGTTAAAACACGTCCTACATCGGCTTCAACTCCCATAGCATCCTTTATCAAGTGCATGCCCCATTCCGCAGCGCACTCAGCATGAACAAGATATAACCAAGTTACCCTATTGTGTTTTTGCATAAAGTCATCTTTGTGTTCTTGTATGACTAATTTTGCTACGGCAGGAAGTGTAGTATATAAATGTTCTAAGTCTAAATTACCATGCCATGATACATAAGGTGTCTCTCCTGTTATTTTCCCTTTTCTACAACTAGGGTAGGCACAATCAACTCCGCCTTCAGGCACTGGGGGTATTCCCAGTACATCTTCTTTACTACTTTTATAGCCTGACATCTTTACTCCTAATGTATTACATACTCATCAACGGCTGCTACTACAGCAGTGCCACGTTCGTTAGCAATTTCTAAAGTCTTTCTGTTATTAGCCATATAAAGTTCATCTGCTATCCACCCTTTACCCATTACAGCACACAAATCAAAGTGTAAGTTTGGATAAGTTTTCTTCCAACGCCCAAAGGCATCTTGGGCTAACGCTTTATCTGCATAATGCCCATCTACAAATGTTGTATCCCCAATATCCACTATTATTGCGTAGTAACTCATAACTACCTCCTGTTATGTTCACAGCTAGTAACGGGACAAAATTTACACAGTCCACTTTCAACTGCGTTCCATACATCTTCTTTAGCAGCCACTTCAATTCTTTCTAATAGTTCATCGAATACATTTATATACGATTTGTACATATCGGCTGTGTGTTCTTTAGCTATAAACTTATTACATACTACAAAAGACAGAGCAGACTTTATCTTTTTTACTTCGGGAAAGTTTATGAAGACTGCCCCTGCAAGTAAGTCTAACTGTTTAGTATCCGCATAGTTCGCACTTTTACCTGTCTTGTAGTCTATAAGATACGCTTTATCTTCGTTTAGTATCAGTAAGTCAGCTATACCTCTATACCAAACATCTTTTGCAAAAAACTTAGTGGGTTCGTATGCGTCATCATACTTAGCTACCCCAAGTCTAATCTCACAATGTTTGTCTCCCTCAATGTTATTAAAAGCATCAAGAGTGCGCTGCATGAAGTCATATTTTTTTGGTAAATCCTTTCCATCTTTAATATATTCTTCAGCAGCCGTATGCACTAACGTGCCATACCTTGTGGCAACGCTACCTGTATCTTTCACATCTTTCTTAACATACAGATGATAATATTTCTTAGGGCACTGCTTAAAAGAATTAACCCTACTGTAACTCCAAGCTGTCATAAAAGACCCATCTTAATTAACTCTTGTCGGTTCTTTTCGTGAGCTGCTTTAATTTCTTTTTTATTTTGGCCTTCATACGGGACAGCCAACTTTGATTGGAGTAAGAACTTCGTAAGCCATCCCTTTGACGTTTTGATATCTCCCAACCATCGACCAAATTTTCCTTTCTCCTTTGTTCTAAGGATGTACGTTTTTCCAACTTGGCATTCCTTCTTGACGCATTCTTTTGCGAGTAACCCATGCAGCTTCTCCTTTTTATTTCGGGTACGGCTCTCTGGGGCATCGATTCCAAAAAGACGAATATTAACGCCCCTACCACTGTCACCCCTAAGAGTGACACCGAAACCCAGATCAATGTCCACGCGTAACCCATCACCATCTGTAATAGAGCGAATAGTGCAACTGTATTCATACAACATTTTCCTCTCCTTTTTTGTATATAACTGTTTCACGTAGTATTGCTTTCTCAAAGTAATGACATCTCAAGCAGTACCATCCAACACGTTTGTGTGTCTCCATGTTAAGTACTTCTTCTGAAGTAGCCCTACATTTAGGACAAACGTTTGTTCTAAGGTCATCACTCACCCTCGTCTTCCTTTGGCTCGTCCTCTATTGCAATTACAATTCGTTCAAGTAGTTTAAGAAAATTCTCAACGTGCTTGTCGTTCGTATCGTGATCATCAAGTTCTATAGTTATTTTCATATTAACCTCAAATTCAATGCGTGCTCTCAAGGAGAAAAAGGAAAAGTCCTTAAAGCACGGCTAACCGTAGCGTGGTTTCTTCGGCGTATGCACATGAGAGAGTGAAAATATCAGAGAACCTAGGCTCTGAAACAAGGAGGCTCATGTCATACGCTGTGGGTGTTTTCAGGGAAGAATGATAAAAAAACCCTGCCCACCGCCCACTGGGGCTAACAAGTTCCATAAGAATTACCATAGCCTCCCTCGCAATCAAGAGGCAAATCTGGTGCCCATTTGGGTCTGACTTTCATAACTTTCTCAACTAACTGCATTCCTTTTTCCACCTCATCTTCTGGGACTATACATCCAATAGCATCATGTACAGTCATAACAACTTTATATTTCTGCGATACACGGAGCAACTGTTCACCGATAACGATTCTTGCCAGTGCCTGACACACGTTCTCGATAACCTTACCTCCATATATTCTAGTAGACATAATCGTTCGACCTTTCCGGGTGTCGTACACAACTTCAGTTCTACCTTCTTCGTCCCTTTCCCTTCTTAGGTTCGGGTACTTAACATATAGACCGTTAGGGAGCTTTATGCCTTTAACACCATCCACCATGAGTATTCCAGAGCAGCCAAAGTAAGCAATCTTATCTTGCATAATGCTCTCTAGTTTACCGCCCGCCGCTCTCCATAACTTGGGTATACGTGCGTAGGTGCTTCTATATACCTTTATAATACGCTCACATTCATACTCATCCAGTTCCACCCCAAAGTTTTTGAGCTGGTTTCTAAACTTAAGTGCACCCATTCCATATCCTGCACCTAGTATAGTAGTCTTACCTACGAACCGTTCTTCTTTTGATATGTCTTCTTCGGGCTTATCGTAGATAGCGGAGGCCATCATCTTGTACACATCATCACCATTGTCGAACGCCTCAACCAATCCTCCTTCCTCGGCCAACCACGCCAGAGTCCGTGCCTCTATCTGAGAGAGGTCACAGTCCACAAACTTGTACCCTTCTGGGGCGCACATA